TCCGACCCCAAGCGGAATTGGTCTTCGTTCGGTTGTTCTATTTCATTGACTTCCGACTCATTCGATTGGTCTGACATCAAATTCATGTTTAATTTTCTAACTGATCTATTTACATTTTTTTTATATAAATTTAAAACAAAAGTGAGAGACCAATCACAATTATTGAAATTTATTGACGATCCATACTCGTCAGTTATTCTAATTTCTATTGTATTCATTTCAAATACTTTTAATCTTCCACTATATTCACCAGTATTATTATAATAATTAATTTGTCCGAATGGCGCTTGGTCGTTTATAATTGTAGTAATTAAATTTGTTGTGGCATATCCAGAACTATCCAAATTATTATTGCTGAACTGAGGACAATATATTTTCATTTTTTTTATTCCTAAAAGATTTAATGGAAATGGTGCAATAAGAGTATTTTCTCTTGGAAAATAATCTGTATTGATGTCAAATCCTAAAATTCTAAAACAATTTGAAGTTGCGTGATTAATTCTATAAAAAACTCTTCCTGATGTAGAATGATAAAACATTGTCATTTTTCCGTCAACTTCATTTAAAGTTAAATCAAATTTGTGTGTATTTAATTGAAATTGTACGACCATAACTTCAAATAATGTTTTGTAATCATAATTTCCTACTGGAATAGTTATATGATAATTTGTATATACACCCGAATGTTCTATTGTATAATTGAATATATTATTGCTGTAATTTACAACATAAAATGAAACTGGAAATACAGCACTTTCCAATCCACCTTCTAAATATTCTACTTCTTCATTTTGACTGACTATATTCGCAAATGAAAAAGATAATTCTGATAAAAATGGACCATTAAATTTTTGTGTAGCGTCATTTGAATTTAAATTTATAATTTTTTTTTCTTTATAAGACATCTTACAAATAATATAGATTTTATTATGCGAAATTTATTTCTTCCAATACTGGAGGTTCACTATTACTGCTAAAAAAACCATCATCTTCGTCATCAGGTTGAATCCATTCATCATCCCATCTTGGAATTTCATAATTTGGTTGAATTCTTTCTTGTCCTATTTGATTAATCATAGCTCGTCGACGTTCTCCAGTTGAAAGACTTGATAAATCTGATGATGCTGGGGTCATCAATGATATATCTGATACTACTGATGATGTATCATCTACATCTCTTGGTCTTTCTAAAAATTGTTGAAGTTTATTACCTGTAAAAAAATTCATTTCATCTGTTTCAGGATTATAAAAATTTTGTTGCAATTTATTTCCTTCTTCTTGACTCATATATGGTAAATCAGTATCTTCATATAACTGCTGGATTAAAGGAGCAGATTGTCTTGTTGGTGGATTATATATTTCCTGAAAATTAGCAGGAGCAGTCATCCTGCTTAATGCGGTTGTCGGAGAACCATACATTAATTTTTGTGTTTCAGATGGAATTCCAACATTCATGTATGATGGACTTTGTGTTGTCAAAGATGACGGATATTGATTTATATAAACTGGATAAGGCGCAGGTTGAGGTTGTGAAATATCTTGTCGAGTCACTGGTGGATTTCGAAATTGTCCGGAACTAACAGCAGTTGAATATGCAGTTTTTGCTTTTGCTTTTGATTTTCTTCTTGATTTTGTAGGTTTCTTTTTTTCTGCTAAATTTATATTAATTTTCACATTTTGTTTAGAACTTTGTTTAATATTTTGTTTTCGAGGCATTTAAAATATGATAATAAAATAATTTATTCTAAAAATGGATTTACTGGAAGTTTTATTTTATCTATCTGTTTCTGTTTATCAATTCTGTGAAGCAGTCTTACTTGTTTTTTCGCATTTTCTAATGTCGTGTGTTTTGAGTGGATTTCTTGTGTTTTTATGTTTTTCACTTGGTATAAATCTTTGTTTCGCAGTTTTCTTATTTTCCACATTTATTATATAGTCAATAAAAAAATCCAATAATATATAAATGTCAATTGAAATAATAAGACATAAAAAACCTAAATTGAAAATTCCCGAATGTGTTTGTGATTCGATATTAAATTCATGTTTGAATGATTATGAGTTAATGAATACTGCATTTAATAAATTATCAACTTCTACTTTAATTATAGGTAGACCAGGACAAGGTAAAACTACTTTTTTGCAATCTTTATTTAGCAGTTCTAAAAGTGGTTTGAGAAATAAATATTCAAAAATATATTTATTTTGTCCTCCGAGATCGAGAGAAAGTATGTCAGATGGACCACTGAATAAAATTCCTGAAGATAGAATTTATGACGAGTTGAATTTTGATAATTTATATGAAGTGATGGAAATGTGTAAAGCAGATAATGACAATGAATATAATACAAAATATAAATTCATGTTGATATTTGATGATATGGGTGCATATCTAAAAAATAGATCAACACTCAAATTATTTAACGAACTCATGATGAATCGTAGGCATATGCGTATCTCAGTTATTTTTTTAGTTCAAACTTTTTATAGTGTGAGTAAAGAAATGAGAAGATTATTTATAAATTTTTTTATATTCAAAGTGAATAAAAAATCATTGACAGAAATATTTGAAGAAATTTTAGAAGAAAATGATAAAGAATTAATCAATGACATTTCACGAATAGTTTTTGACAAACCTCATAATTTTTTATATATAAATACTGATAATAATAGAATATTCAAAAATCACGATGAATTATTAATTAGAGAATAATTTTTTGGAATTATATATTATATGAAAGGTTTGAATAATGTTTTTAAAAAAGTTTCAGGAGGTGCTAAATCTGTATTCAAAAAAGCACAAGATATAGGTGAAGATGTTTTCAAAAAAGTAAATACAATTAAGGAACAAGGACCTGGAATTGCTAAACAAATTAGTGAAGGTGCTGGTTCGGTTTCTGATGTATTAGGTAAGGTATCTAAAATATCTTCCAAAATTGCAACAAACCCCATCACTGCAAGTATCCCATTAGTTGGTGGGGCTATTGCTACGGGTGCTGGTGCTTTATCATCAGCATCTCGATTAGGTTCTGTTGGTGCACGTCAAGTTTCAGAAGCAACTAATTTGGCAAATTATAAGAAAGGTGGCGTAAATCGCCAGTTGGAAAACATAGCAGATCTTCAACGCAGAGGACGCGAAATTGGTGAGACCTACAACCAAGCGACATCAATGTTCGCATAAATATATAAATATAAACTTAAAGACATTTTATAAGATATCATAAGAATTATAAAATGCCTAAAAAAGATATGGATTATAGCAAAACTATGATTTATAAATTATGCTGTAAAAATCCAGAAATTAATGATGTATATATAGGTCATACTACAAATTATACAAAAAGAAAATGTCAACATAAATCACATTGCAATAATACAAATTCACCAAAATATAATTATAGAGTTTATCAATTTATTCGTGATAATGGAAATTGGGATAATTGGTCCATGATTGTACTTGAAGAATATAATTGTCATAATCAACGTGAAGCAGAATCACGCGAAAGATATTGGATAGAAAATTTAAATGCATCTTTAAATTGTATAATTCCAACGAGAACTGAAAAAGAATATAGAGAACAAAATTCAGAAAAAATTAAAGAATATAAAAGCAAACAAATTGAATGTGAATGTGGATGTTTTAGTACAAATAGACATATCGCAACCCATCGTAAATCAAAAAAACATATAAAATTAATGGAAAAATTAAATGTTGCTTAATTTGGTATATTGGAATAAACAAATTTGATATTATATATTATTTTTTTTACTTTAATAATATATAATGGATACAAAAATGTCTAATGTGATGAATAAATATGTATTAGTATTCAATAGCACAGATTACTACCAACGGTTTACGAATTTGAACGATCAAGTTTATATGATGAATAATACTAATATTCCTGCTGGAAATTATAAATGTAGATGGTCTTTTCGTGGTGCAAGCGAAGCTACGGCAAATGTTGGAGTTTATCCAACAGTATATTTGCGAAGTTCGACAACTCAGCAATCATACAGTGTAGGCTCTACAGGCGGTAATCAAATATCGTACTGCCTTGGCTCGCCGATACAAACACCAACGGCTTATGGAACATCATATCATCGTTGTGGTCCATATGATAATGTAGCATTTTACTGGAATTATAACCCAGGATCAGAAATTAGAATAACATTGAGAGCTGATGTTTCGAATGGACTATATGCTGGCACAAGTAATTACATAATAATGATTGAGATGGAAAAAATTGGTTAGGATATATTGTCATTTAAAGAATATAAAGACATCGTATAATATATAAATAATATGGAAATTGAAAAAGCAAAAGTATATTACGAAAAACATTTGAAATACATGAGAAATTATAATAAAAATCATAAAGATGTAATTAATGATAGAGCAAAAAAATATTATCAAAAAATAAAAGAAGATCCTGAAAAATATAAATTATATTTAGAAAGAAGAAAAAATAATTATAAACGAAAAAATGAAACTAAAACTGAAAATGAAACTGAAAATGAAACTGAAAATGAAACTGAAAATGAAAATGAAATTGAAATTCAAATTGTCGAAAATGATGAATAATTTAGATGTATTATTTATTATAAATTATTTTTTTAGAATACTTTATAATGATACCAAAAAATTTGTGTAATGTCAATGTAAAAGAACTGAGAGAATTAGCAAAAAAGTTTGATATAAATATTAGAAATTCTGATAAAAAATTAAAAAAAAAATGTGAATTGATAGTTGAAATTGTAAAAAAAACAATTGAAGATGAAGAAGAAGAACAAGAAGAAGAAGAAGAAGAAGAATATTATTTTACAAGAAAACCTGAAAAACAAAAAACTAAAAAATCTGTGAGTTTTGGAAATATTCCAGAAAATACAAATAAAAAAAAAACTAAATCTACAACTAAAAGACCTTTGACTGCAGAACAAATTAAAAATTTTATTCCGAGAAAAGCAAAACGCGGTACTCGTGAAAGATTGGAAACAAAATTCATGCAAGCAGAAGATAAATATTAATTGCTTTATTTGTATATTGTGATAATATATTGTGATAATTTGAATATAAAGACAATGAATATATTTATACATTAAAATGTCAAAAAAATCGAGCCAGTTGAGAGAATATAAATGTGATAAATGTAATAAAATATATAGTTCATCAAGTTCACTAAGCAAACATCAGAAAACTTGCATATCAGATGAAGAAAATAATTCATCAAGTTCTGATATGCTTGTAATTTTGATGAAAAAAATGCGAGAATTAGAAGAAGAAAATAAAAGATTAAAACTTGAATTAGAAAAGAATGATAATTCAAAATTAAATTATGATCCTCCATACGATAAAGACCAACTGACGAAAGCAATTTATAAATATAATCCATATATAAGACAATATTCTATCAGAAGAGGTGGATTCGCATCTAAAAATATAAAAGCGTGGTATGTTCCAAAATACTTTAATATTTTAGAATATCCTGAGACCAACGTACAATTTTATAAAAAATGTTTGACTGAAATTTTAAAAAATATTCCAACTGATAAATTACCTTATAAAGTTCGTGATGTTAGTAGATATTTATACGATGTTTATGATTACTCAGAGCAAAAATGGATTAAAGGAAAAACAAATAATTTAATAAGAAATATTATAAAATTGATGATAACAATTATTTATTCAAGTCTTACAAGTGCGATTAATGTCATGAATGAAATTGATACAAATGATTTTTATGCATTGGAATGTAGAAGAATAAATCCAACTACGTTCAATACAATGAGAAGATATTTACAAGCAGATTTAATTCATAAATTTTCTTTGCCTGATTATGATGATGATTTAACAAGTGAAGAAGTAGATAATTTTTATAAAAAAAATTTTGTTAAAATATTAAATGATAGATTGAAAGATAATGAAATACAAGATGATGAAATAGAACATGAAGATTCTGAACCATTATTTTATGAAGAATCAAGACAAAGAGAATATAATATAAATTTTGATGATAATGAAAATGATGGTTATGATACAGATACAGATATTAAAAATAATCCATATTCGTGATTATATACCAAATGAAGACACATACACACTAAAATTCCTCAACAAAATGATAAGATAAATATTCAATTAAATCGTAATAATCACCAAGATAAATATCATCAATAAAAATAACTGGAAAATGTTTAAATTTCGTTTTCATTTTTTTTTCTAAATTTTCGATGAATTCATTTCTATTGATTTTAATTAATTCATCACATTCAACTATAATTTTAGATTCATCACGTAATAATAATTTTGCTTTTGCACAATTCGAACATTCATTTTTTGAATATATAATATACATTATAATAATACATTAGAAAATATAATATTTCAATACTTACAATTCATTTAGTCAAATTTTCTTTATTTGATATATAAAGCACACATCATTTAGTATATAATACACATTATTTGGTATATAATCACACATTATTTGGTATATAATCACACATCATTTAGTCTTATGACTAAGTAAAAAAAACAGATTTTTCAAGATTTTTTTTTATAAAAAGGTCTCACCAGCATTCCAATTATCTCTCTTGGATTGGAATGCTGGTGAGAGGAATTTCATTTTCTGAATTTAGTTTTTTTTGTTTTTTTTTAAAGACTATTAGTCAATTAGTCATTTTAAAATTATATTAATTTATTACTATATATAATGTTATTTATTATTATTCTATTAAAAAATATGACATGTAAATTTTAATGACTAATCACTTTTTAGTATATAATTAAACAAAATCATTCAAAGACTAATCACTTTTTAGTATATAATTACACAAAAATCATTTAAAGACTAATCATATTATATTATAAATAATGTCTGATATGAAAGAATATAAATGCATTAAATGTAATAAAAATTTCAATAATAAATCAAATTTGAATAGACATGTAAAAAGTAATGTCTGTAATAGTAAAGAAATTATAAAAGAAGAAATAATTAATTCGACAACTCAAGGGAGCGAAATAACATGCAAATTAGAAGTTAAACGAATTGAAGAATTAGAAAAAGAAATTAAAGAATTAAAAGTTGAACTCGAACAAGAACGAGAAAATAGTGAAACCTATCTTACAACTTTAGCTGCTGCTAGAGAAGATGTAAATAATGAAGGTAAAATTATTGGTGATAATTATAATAAAGCATTAAGGGTTATGGAGTCTACAGGTAATAATGCCTTTAACAATTTTATGTTCGAACAAATGACTGTCTCACAAATAGCAGGGTTATCAGATTTAGCACCTACTACTAAAGACCAACAATTAAAACAATTAAAATTTCAATTTGAAGCTTTAGATGAAGATAAAAAAG